CCCGTCCGGGCCGCGCACCAGGGACTGCTGACCGCCGACGACGCGGTACAGCGTCAGGTCATCGCCGGTGTCCAGCTCGCGCAGCACCAGCGTGACCAGACCGAGATCGTCGTCCGCTGTCGCCGTGAACGCCGGCAGCGTCGGCAGCAGCACCACAGAGTCCATGCGGAGCGTCGCCCCGGCGGACGGCGCCGTCAGGTCGACCTCGACCGCGGCGGTCGCCGCGTTCACCGGGGCGGTGATGTCGTTCCAGTCCCGCCACCACGTGGTGCTGCTCGGGATCGGATCGGCAGCCGGGGAGCTCCGGGAGATCGACGTGCCGCCAGAGTCGTACCAGTGGATCGTCGGCGCGACCTGCCACGTCCCGGCCGTGGGCTGGACCCGCACCTGGGCGCGCCACGACAAACCCGGCGTCACCGGGTACCGGCCAGACACCAGCGTGCTCGTTGTTGCGGTCGACGAGGTGACCGTCAGGCTGTACGCGCCCTCATTGAAAGCGGTACCCCACGGAGTGGTCCGGGCGATCGTCGCGACACCACTGCCGACCGTCCACTGCCCGATGCCCTGCTCGAACGAAGCGTCCTCATACGGGACGACGCTGCCGGCCAGAAGCGGCGGCGACACCGTGATGACCGCGCCCTCGACCCGCAGGATCTGCCCCGCGGTCGCCGAGGTGATCCCGGTGGCCAGGACGACACTGACCGCCCCGGTCGGTGCAATCCCAGAGACCGTCTGCCGGAACACGCCCGTGGAGGGCTGCACGAGCGTGGCCCGCTTGCTGCTGATCAGGGTGTTGCCGGCGTTGTACCAGCGCATCTCGACCCAGCACGCGGCCCCGGACGTCGGCGGGTTGATGTACAGGTCGCCCTTGTACTCGGTGCCGGCGACGACGGCCGGCTGCTCCGCGGTCTTGATCGAAGCGTTGCCGTTCGCCGTGACCGTCATCTTGATCGTGTTGGCGCCGGACAGGTACCAGTTCACCGGCCAGACAACGACCGGCGTGTCCCGGGCGATCGTCGCGTTGGTGTCGACAGCCCAGCCGGAGGTGTCGATCTCCCCGCCGGACTCCACATTGAAGCTGAACAGGTTCCCGGTCGTCGTGATCGGCGGACCGAGGTACACGTTCTCGAAGAAGTGGGTCTTCGCACTCGCCGTGGTGGTCGCCGACACGACCACGCGGGCCAGGGTCGCCCCCACCGGGCACGGCCCGGCCACACCCACGCGGTGCCAGCTCGACGACGCCGCGTTCGACGTCGGCGACCACGTCAGGCCGACCTGCGTGCGGGAGTTGTCCAGCCACTGGATGCCGATCCGCTCCGCCTGATTCGCAGACGCGGCATCAGCGAAAACCTGGTACGTGGTGCCGGCGACGACCGGGTAGGTGGCGACCGTCGAAGCCTGCATCTCGCCCGACGCAACGGAGGTGAGCGTCAGCTGCCCATCCCCGTTGCGCCCGCCAGAACCCAGGGACTTGGTGCAGTTCAGGACGGTCTGCCACCCGGACGTATCCGGGTCGACCATCTCCGTGACCGCTGCGAGGAAGTTCCCGGGAATCGCCACTAGATCGCCACCCCCACAGCCGCCGCCAGATCGGCGTGGCCCTCCTCGACCTCGATACGGATCAGGTCCCGCAGACGCGGGTCATCGAAGTGCACGTGCACGTGCGTCTCCGGGCGCGGAGCCACCACGAGCCCGCGGCCACTGCCGCCGGTAGAACGAGCGCGGACAGCCGCCATGGTGTCGGCCATCCGCTGTACAGACGCGACCGCGTGCGGCGTGTGCGCAGTGATTCCCTGCGCCGTACCGATCGCGATCTGCTTGCCGACCTGATCGTGGAAGACCCGGGACGGCGAGTGAATCCCCAGCTTCTTCTTGATCGCGGCGACCATGCCCTCGGCGAGCTTGTTCATCTCCGCCTGCAGAGCCTTCTCCTGACTGAGCAGGCCGGTCAGGAAGCCCTTCCCGGCGTCCTTCCCCGAGTCGTACATGGCGTCGGCCATCGTGTTCCCGAACGACTTCGTCAGCTTGTCCTGCGCTGCCGCAGCCTTGTTCAGGTACTTGATGTCCGACGGAGACGCGTTCGCGAGGGTCGCCGCGAGCTGACTTCCCGGGCCGGCCGCGGCCAGCTGGGAGAGCAGCGTCTTCGACAGGCCGGCCTTCGACAGGCGGGCAGTCTCCGCAGCGAACTTCGACGCCGTCGCCTGTCTGGCCTGCATCTGCATGACCAGCCCAGACACCGACGTCGCCGATGTGTCGCCAACCGACAGGAAGTCGCCCAGGCCCGACGCCTGGTCCGAGGCGTACTGCTTCGCTGCAGCGATCTGGTTCGCGATCGATGCCTTCTGCGTAGCCAGGCTTTGGAGCTTCGACGAGGTGCGGAGATTCCCCGGCACCATCCCGCCCAAGCCGGCGTTCTGCAGCTTGGAGTTGATCGACTTGATCGCCGATGCGATACCCGCCGCGGTCCCCGTCTCCAGGGTCTTCAGGAACCCGTTCTGCAGGGTGTTCGCGACCGACGTGTAGCCCGTCGCCATGCGCTTCGCCGCAGCGAGCTCGGCGTTCGCGGCCTTCAGGCGCTTCTCCGCAGCCTCGACCTGGAGTGCGTCGGCGTGCCGCGCGGCCTTGCTGTGCGCCGCCGCCTCACGGTGCCGCCACGAGTCCAAGGACGCCTGAGCAGCATTGACCTTCCGCTGCGCAGCCGACACCCGACTCGACGCGACCGTGCCCGATGCGTACCCGGGGATCTGCATCCCCGCGGCGCCAGCGATCGCCATGGAGTCCCGGTTGTTGTAGATGCGGGTACCCCGCGGGGTGACCTGCATCAGCTCCGGGCCCTGCTCGCCCACCCACGCGGTCTCACCGAACTGCGCGAGACCACCCTTGGCGTACCAGTGCGGGGAACGGGAGTTCCACGACGCCAGCGCAAACGACGGCGTCCCGTACCGGGCCTTGATGTAGTCCAGGCCCCAAGCGATCTGCGTCGCCGGGTTCGTCCGCCAGTCCGAGCCGGCCGACGCCATCTTCGACGCGGGCAGCGCCTGCGGAATGCCGTAGGCCCCCGACGAGGCGTTCTCCGCGTTGACCCGCCACCCCGACTCGTTCGTCCACAACTGCCGCAGCGCATTCCACTCCGACGCCTGGAACCCGCGGGCGAGCAGCATGTTGCGGCCGATGCTCATCGCGTCGCTCATGTGCGCCGTGGTGCCGCCACCAAAGAAGCTGGAACCGGCAGACCCGAGGAGACTCGCAGCCTTACCGCCCAAGCCCTGCAGGGCGGACAGAGCCTTGGCAGGAAGCTTCTCGATGTGGACCAGGCCCTTGCCGACGATCGCGGCGAGCGCCGTCGGCAGGTCCCCGAACACCCGCCGGGCGATATCCAGCCCGTTCGACGTGGCGAGGCCCTTGACGAGCCCGGACACCAGGTGCCCGCCGATCCCAGCGAACACCCTGGACGGCGACTTGATGCCGAACCAGTGCTTCACCGCCGACACGATCGGGTCGACGAGCGCGGACTTCAGCCAGCCAGAGATCCCCTTGAGCGCGCCGACCATCCCGGACTTCAGGCCGGAGATCAGGCTGCCACCAGCGCTCGACAGCCATCCGCCGGCCTTCGAGAACGTACTGGTGAACGGCGACCTGATGTGGACGGTCACCCACTTGCCGATGCCGGACATGCCCGCGGACGCCCCGCTGCGGAGTCCGGAGACGAGCGCGCTGCCGCGCCCGTACAGCCAACCGCCGGCGCCGGCGAAGGCCCCGGTGATCGGCGAGATGACCGTGGAGTACAGCCACTTCCCGATACCGGCGATGCCGCCGGTGATGCCGGCCTTCAGGCCCGCGATGAGCCAGCCGCCGATCCCGGCGAAGACCGTGGACGGGGAATGGATCCCGAAGAGGCTCTTCGTCCAGTTGACGAACGGGTTGACGATCGTCGACATGATCCAGTGGCCGATGCCGGTCATCGCGTTGCCGACACCGGACAGCAACCCTTCCACCAGCTGCACGCCGGTCTGCCAGAACGTGTAGCGCCCGAAGATTTTGAGGATTCCGCGGATGAACTTGTTGCCCCAGCCCGGAATGCTCTCGACCAGTTTGGTGCCCCAGCCCGTCAGGAGGCCGCCGGCCTTGTTCTTCAGGAGCCGGCCGAGGTCACCCAGGCGTACAGGAAGCAGCAGCAGCTGGTCGGAGAAGAACTGGGCAACCCTCGGGAACTGGCGACTGAACGCGTCAGTGAACCCAGTCCCCAGCCTGGCCACAAAGCCACCAGCGGCCCGCAGGGCACCGCCGATGGGATTGGTGATCCAGTCGGCCCAGCGGAAGATCCGGCCCCAGGGAAGATGGTCGAGAACCTCACCCAGCTTGCCCCAGGGGATCTTCCCGAACAGTTCGCCGACCTTGCCGAACACTCGGGTGATGGGCAGGACCGAGATGGCCGCCAAAATGGCGTCCAGCCAGTGCTTCTTCCAGAACGTCCCGGTGAAGAGCGGGGCCATCATGTTGTCGGTCATGCCGATGACCAGGGGCAGCATCAGCGTGCCGAGGCTCTTGCCGACGTCGACCCAGTCGATGCCCCCGACGGCCTTCGCGAGCCGGTGGGTCAGGTCAGTGCTGTGCGTACCGATCCAGCCGATCGCCTTGCCCAGACCATCAGCGATGCCCTTGCCCGTCTTCCCCCAGTCGATCTTCCCGACCGCATCACCGATGCCACCGGAGATCAGGCCGCGCAACTGCTCGCCCATCTTCTGGGCCTGGGACTTCGCCGCCACGGGCGCCGCCAGGCCCGCCGGGATCTTCGTCGTCGCCACGTGCAGCGTCGGCGACGGGATCTCCAGAGGCCGGCGCAGCGCGTCCGGGATCGCCGTGTGCGGGACCTTCAGCGTCGGCGTCGGAATGTGGACGGTCTTCTTCGGCGCCGTCTCGAAGCCCTTCGCGAAGTCCGAGACGAGGCCCTCGATCGTGCCGAAATCCTTCTCGATCGCGCCGACCGGGACCATGCCGATCAGGGCGCGGCCGACCTTCCCGACCTCGGGCAGCACGGTGCTGTTGATGTAGGTGACGAACTTCGTCAGCGGCGGGAGCAGCACGTTCCCGGTCTTGATCGCGAACACGTCGAGGTTGGACTTCAAGATGGCCAGCTGCGCAGCCGCGGTCTTGCGCTGCGCCTCTACTGCGGGCCCGTACTTGCCCATGCTGGAGTTGACCTGGGCTTGCTTCTTCTCCAGCACATCCAAGTTGTTGATCATCGAGAGGATGGCGGACGACGACTTGCCGCCACCGAACGCGTGCGAAAGCAGCGCGGCCTGCTTCGTCGCAGACAACCCCGACGCGTCGAGGTGCTGCTTCAGCAGCTTCATCGCACCGATGAGCCCATCCGGCTTGCGCATCGCCTCACCCAGCGCGTTGCCCGTCAGGCCGATCTTCTTCAGCTGCTTCTCCGCCGCCCCGGACGGAGCCGCGAGCAGCGAGATCGACATGCGCAGCCGGGTAGCGGCCGACGCCGAGTCCACGCCCTCATCGGTGAACAGCGCCAAAGCCGCACCGACCTGGGAGAACGTCAGCCCGAAAGTCTTCGCCGTCGGGAGGATGCCAGTACCGAGCGCGGCGACCATGTCCTGCATCGACATGTTGCCCGCGCCGATGATCGCATTGACCGTCGACGCGGCCTGCCCGAAATCCGTCGCGCCCTTGATGCCGGTCCGCCACGCGCCGGCCAGCGCGTTAGCGGTGTCCTCCAGGTTCGCGCCACCCACCGCAGCAAGGTCCGACGAGGTCTTCAGCGCCTTCATCGCGTCGACGTTGTCCATGCCGACGGACTTCAGGTGGTACAGCGCCTCAGACAGGGCCTCCGGGCCCTGCTGCGTCGTCTTCCCCAGGTCGAGAACCTGCTTGGACAGCAGCTTCACGTCCCCGGCCGTCGCACCCGCCTGCGTCTGGATCTTCTTCATGCTGGCTTCGAACTTCACGGCGCGCTCGGCGCTCACGGCGAGCCCAGCCGCCAGACCACCGGCGAGAGCGGCGCCCGCATAGGCCGCGGTCTTCGCGAGCCTCCCGAGGCCGCCTTCGAGACGCCCCGCACTGTCCCCGACGCCCCGGAAGACCCGCGACGCACTGTCGCGGGCGATCAGGTCGTAACGGACACCCGTCGTCGTGATCGCCATCGCAGGACCCCTTCCGGGACGGAGCAGCAGCGCTCAGGACGGGTCGGGGGTCGCCTGCTCGTCGGCAGCGCGTTCTTCCTGCTCGATGCGGTAGAGCGCGTCCCACTGCGCAAGCTCGCGCGCACTGATCCGGGCGAGCATCTCCGCTCGGGTCATTCCGAGGTCACGGGCGAGGTGGAGGGTGAATCGGAGCCACCCTCCGTCCCGTCCGTCTCGGAGTTTCCCTCCGTCTCCTCCACCGCCGCCTCGGAGGTGCCGTTGATGTCGTTCGCGGCCTCCCACAGCCGGTTCAGCGCCGAGGACGACTTCTTCCCGAGCGCCGCCGCGTCCTGGTCAGCGAACACGCGCGTACCGTTCTCGTTGACGATGCACCGCACCAGGAACCGCGCCCGCAGGTTCCGCAGGTTCTGGTTACCGCTACCGTCCCGGTTCCCGCCCTCGAAGGCGTCACGTTCGGCACCGGTCATGCCCTTGATGAAGACGGACCCACCCCACTCGGGGACGTCGACTTCCTGCGTCTTGATGTCGGACGCGCCGAGGATGCCGTCACGGGAAAGCGCCATATCGGTTGTGCTCCTTGTTCGAATGAGGGTGGCGAGACGAGGCGGTCTCAGGTCAGATCACGGTTGAACTTGTCCATGACGCGCCCGACAGCAGCCCGCCCAAGCGGGCCGGCCATGCGCATCACGCTGTAGAAGTAGGGCTGCGGGGGCTGCTGCACCCACCAGTCATGCCCGAACACCGGGTGCCGCCAGCGGGGCTTGACGCCTTCCATGTACGACTGGACAGCCCGCGAGTTGGCGGGCATCTTCCGCCCGTCGACACGCACGATCACGCTGGCCTGCCTGCCGGCGGTCTTCACCTGCAGGTTGGTGGCCTTCGACATGCGGCCCCGCAGACCATCCGCCGAATAGGGACGGCTGGACGGGATACGGCGGATGCTCGCGCGGACCGCCGGGACGACGGGCCTGGCCGCGGCCCGCAGCTCACTGCGGAACCGGGCCAGGACCTTCTTGTCGTCCAATGCCCGCAGCTTCCGGGT